CTCAGCCGGCGGCGGAGGCGGCGGAGGAGCGGCTAGTGGTTCAGGCGGTTCAGGCGGTTCAGGTGCAGGTAATGGTTCAGCCGGTAGTGCAACGTCAGGTGGTTCAGGTGGTGCAGGTAATTCATCTACAGCAGGTGGATGGGGTGGAAATAACTGTAATGGTTATGACCCCGCAGGTGGAGCAGGTGGTTCAGGTGGCGGTTTAGGCTCTAACGGTTCAGGAGGAGGTGGAGGAGGTTCACGTAATAATAGTTGTCATGGTAGTACAGGCGGCGGCGGAGGAGGTTCGGGCGGCTCAGCAGGTGGTAATGGCTCTGTTAATGGTTCATCAGGTTCTGCCCTTTCAGGAAACACAGGACAAATTTCATAGGAGATATAAATGGCAGTAACATTACAAGCAAGAAGAATGAAAGGAGATATGTTTACAGCAGATGACGATATTGAGGTTGTATTCAATTACTCTGAAGTAGGCACAATGTATGAAGCAACAACTACTATAGAGCAAGTATCAGGTGTAACAGTTACGCATGGAGGTGGCGCACCCGCAGGAACATATTTACATTACAAAGCCTATGATTTACATGGCGATGAAAATGGATTTATTGATTATTCAGCACAAAAAGTACAAGTAGAACAAGCTGAAAAAGGAGTTTCTGTAATTAAGATTAAAGTGCAATATTTATCAAAAGCAGATTTTGATACATGGAGTGCGGCTATGGCAACATACAAAGACACATATGTAACAACAGAAGTTTTAGCAGATGGAACTATCAAAGAAACATCAGATGATGATGCACCAAATCCTCCTACATATTCATATTCATATTTGACAACAGGTGAAATAACGTTAAATTGGAGTGATGATACTTTTGTGTAATGATAATCGATAAATTTAATTTATTATCTGATGAAATTTTGAAAGATAGTAGATTAGCGATATGTGATACATGCGATAAAAAAACTATGAAATTAGGAGAACGGTTATGTACGGAATGTAATTGTTTTCTAAAATACAAAACACAATTAAAAAAAGCTACATGCCCAATCACTAAATGGTAAGATAAATATTACTAAATCATAAGGAGGAATGATGAGTACAGATAGTATAGGAATTAAAACTATGAGTTTTAAATTTCCTAAATTAAATTGCCGACAAATGATTGAAATATTCGATGCGGCTATGTTGACTGAACCTGCTACAGCGTTTGAGTCAAATCCCCATAAAACAGATGCAATGTCAAGAAACGATTATTATCATGTTTTAGATATATATCATCCTGAACAAGCTATTTTAATAAATGAATATTTAAATAAAGCGTATCAAGAATATTGCGATTATTTTCCTATTTTACGTGAAGAAAATATATACAGCGTAAAGCAAAAAGTACAAAAAACTACTGTAGGTGGTGGATTTCATAAATGGCATTGCGACAATTTAAGTGCCACATGCTCACGTAGAATATTAGTGTGGATGATATATTTGAACAATGTTCACGAAGGTGGGGAAACAGAATTTTTGTATCAAAGTGAAAGAATAAAGCCGTTAGCGGGAAAAATAGTTTTAGCACCGGCTGATTTTTTACACACACATCGTGGAAATCCTCCAATCTCAAACGACAAATACATTATTACTGGTTGGTTTAATATTAGCACACATGGAGAAGAATTAATATGAGTTTAAAAACATGGGATGCATGTTTTCCAACTGTTGTAGGAGTATGTGAAAGAAAAGATTTGCTTACAGACGTACAAGATGTTTTTAATAAAAAAATAGATGAAAAATATTTTGAGTACCAAACGCAAGACACTTTTAATGTTTTAACACCTAATTTAAAAAACAAATTTGAAAACGAAGTGTCTTATTTTTTAAGTGAAGTTTTAAAAATAGAGTGTAATATACAATTAACAACATCTTGGTTTACACATAGAAGTTCGGGCAGTCATAGTCATACAAATAGTTGGTGGAGTGCATGTTACTATTTAGTTAATGATGCACAAATTCAAATTAGTAAAAAAGCACCATCGATATGCGTTTTGCCAAGTGAATGGAATTTAAATGCATCATTAGATGTTGAATACAAATTAAATTCAGGAGATATGCTAATATTTCCTAGCACTACTACACACAAAGCACTTGATTATATAGGCGAAGGCAAAAGATATTCATTAGCAATGAACTTTATGCCAAAAGGTAGTGTAGGTTTTTATGACTCATCGTTTACATATGAATCTAATTAGTGACAAAAACTTTATGTCAGAAGAACAAAAACAATACATAAACAATGTTGTTTTAAAAGACAATTTTCCTTGGTACTTTATGGACAACGCAGTTAATAAAAATGACAAAAACTGGTTTTTTTTCCACATTGTAGTTAAAAGACCTGAACAATGCAATGAACATGAAAATCGGGTAAATTCAGAACATGCAAATTTTTTTATAGAAGTTTTAGATAATTTTTGTAAAAAAAATAAAATTGAATATACAAAAGTTTTTAGAATTGCAGTAAATTTAGTTGTGCCAAATGGCGTAAAAGAATCATTTATACATGAAGACCACGATTTTCCACATAAACAATTAATTGTATATTTAACAGACAATAAGGAATCTACAACAAATATTTATAGTAGCGATTACAAAACTTTATTACATTCAATAAAAACAGAAAAGTTTAAAGGAGTTACATTTGATAAAGTTCCACATTCAGTTACTTTGCCTAAAAAGGATAGACGTGTTGTTATAGTCTATACATACAAATGAATATAAAAAGTATTTGCATTGTCGGTGGTGGCTCTAGTGGTTGGATGATGGCTATAGCACTTAACAAACAATTGCCACATATTAAAGTTAAATTAGTTGAGTCACCACACGCACCAACAATAGGCGTAGGAGAATCAACAATACCATTTACAACTAGATTTATTAAAGAAACTTTAAAATTTAAAGAAAAAGATTGGATGCCTTTTTGCGATGCTACATATAAAGCGGCTATTAGATTTAAAAATTTTACAGATAAAAATAGTATCTGCTATCACCCTTTTTGGACAAAAGAAGAAAATGAATTAAACACATATGATTGGGCAATAAAACAAAAATTGACACAATCAAACGATTATTTTGACACAAACTTTATTGCTTATCACATGAGCAAAAATAATAAATTTGATTGTTTAACTTGTACAGACCATGACAATGATGAAGAATTTTCTTATGCACATCACATAGATGCAATTAAATTTGGCAACTATTGTAGTACAAAATTTAAAGGTGAATACATATTGGCTCATGTCAAACACGTTAAATGTGATGGCAATACAATTGTTTCGTTAACTACTGATAAAGGATTAATCGAAGCTGATATGTTTATAGATTGTACTGGCTTAAAATCTTTGTTAATTGACAATGTTTTAAACGAGCCTTTTGAATCAATAAATGATACTTTGTTAAATGATACAGCGATTACTTGTCGTATGCCATATAGCGATAAATCTGTAGAATTACAGCCTTTTACAGATTGCACAGCTCTTTCATCAGGTTGGGTATGGAATGCACCCTTATGGTCACGTATTGGCACAGGCTACGTATTTAGTAGTAAATTTCAATCTAATGAAAATGCGTTAAAAGAATTTAACCAATATTTACGTAATCGCTTTGACAACAAAAGAGTAAATGAAGCAGAATTTAATTTTGTTTCTTTTAAAGCAGGTAAATATAAACGAGGATGGGTAGGAAATTGTCTTGCTCTCACGTTAGCTTCAGGTTTTATTGAACCGTTAGAATCAACTGGTCTTGCTATAACTGCATATCAAATAGAAGAATTTATCAAACAAATAAAAACGTCAAGTAATTCAGTTTTTACTAGAGCTTCTTACAATAACAAATTAGACAAAGTATTTAAAGATACATACAATTTTGTTTTGTTGCATTATGTAAACACTAATAGAACTGACAGTTCATATTGGAAGCATATACAAAACAACATTAAAATTACAAATGATTTTATTGATTATACAAACAACGAAAATAGCGATTGGTTTGATATTAAATCTAAAGATTGTATTTTAATAGGAATGAATTTTCAGTCTAGATATACAACTAATTTATTGTGGAAAGACAAATATTTACATAAATACACAAAAAAACAAAAAACAAATATATTAAAAGAATTGCAATATTTAGAAAACAGGAAGAATTATTACATAAAAAAAACTAACAATATGTTGTCGCTTACTGATTATTTAAAACAAAAAATTTATGTCAATTAAAACATACAAAAATTTTTTAACTATACAAGAACACAAAGAATTGTTTGATGTAATAACATCTCCTAATTTTGCATGGCATCAAATAAAATGTTTGTCACCACCACTTGTATCAGATGATATTCAATTTTGTCATTGGTTAAAAGATGTAAATTCTAATCCAAGCACGTTTTTTCAATATTTTAAAACTATATTTGATAAGTTAGATGTGCATATATTACACAGAGCTAAGTTGAATCTTACAATACAAGATAAAGAAATTCGTATACTTGGTGGATACCATCATGATGTTTACCGAGATTATAAACATACACAACCGTTAGAAGAATTAAAAATAGCTTTATATTACTTTAATGATACTAACGGACAAACGTACATAAAAAAAGACAACAAAGTCTCAAAAATAGATTGTGTAGAAAATTCCTTAGTTACTTTTTCTAATACTTTAAAACATACTGGAACAACGCACACAAATACTAAGTTTAGGTATGTTTTAAATATAAACTACATATAATATAAAAATGAATCGTAAAATTAACAACGCAATAGCATTAGGCATAGTTGCCTGTTTTTGGATTATTTTAGTTATTCCTGTATCTGTATATGCAGTAGATGAAAGCTCAATAACGCAAAATACAACATCTAACGTAACAACAAAGTCAGAGAACGAAACGACAGTTTACTCACCTCCACCAAGTGCCATATCTCCAAACGTAGGAGGCACTAACTCAGACCTTTGTACAATATCGTCTAGTGGTGCAATGGGTACTCAGATATTCTCATTAAGCCTTGGTGCTACATATACTGAACAAAATTGCCTAAGACTTAAAAACGCTAAAACATTGTACGATTTTGGAATGAAGGTTGCCGCAGTAAGTCTCTTGTGCGCAGACCCTTCAGGCGAAATTCATAGAGCGATGGCTATGGCAGGTACTCCCTGTCCGTATATGGGGAAAATAGGTGCTGAAGCAACAGCCGCGTGGGAAGTACATACTGAAGATATACCAGTACCAACTCGTGAACACGAGAAAACTGCACAGGAGAAAAGAGATGATGCAATCAAGATTATGGGTGCTATCGCTTCTGCTTTTTTATTCTTCTAGCATACAAGCTTACAGCTTTGG